CGAAACAGATTTAATTGCTGTAACAGCTGGCGCTGCTAGTGATATAGCTTTTCATGTTTCTTATGTAGAAATGGTAGACTAGGAGAATAAATGCCACGAATAATTAAACCAGCCGTAGGAAGTTTTACAGCATCTAATATAACTATTGATTCTTCTGGAAGAGTCATAGCAGCAACTTCAGGAGCTGGAGCTGCAAACATGCAATTAGTTATAGCTCAAAAAGGACCAGCATCTGGAAACTATGTGGCTAGTAATAACTCATCAAAATTTCAGGCATTTCTTGGCTCCGGTGGGGGCGGAGGAGGCGGAGGCGGAGACGGCCCTAATCCTCAAGGCCAACCAGGTGGAGCTGGTGCATATGGTTTTTTTACAGGTGAAGTTTCTGGTGGAACTACTTACTCATACGCTGCTGGAGCAGGAGGAAATGGAGGAAATCCTAGTGGAAATGGAAATGCAGGTAATGCAGGTGGTAATTCAAATATAACTAATTTAGCAGTAGCGAACTCTGGTGCAGCAGGAGGAGCCGGTTCTCCAAACCAAGCTAATAACCAATCTTCAGCTTCAGATGGCAGTGCGCCTGGAACAACTTTAGCTCCCCCAGCTTTAGCTAGCGATATTTTTTTCAACATAACTAATATGTCCACTGGTGGAAGTAGAGGTAACAAAAATGGATCTGGACAAGCAGGTGGACCGGGTGTCGTAGTTATCTACGACGATAGAGGATAGAAATGGCAAAAGCAATTTTTGATAAAAATCACAATGGAATATATAAAGTCTGCACAGACGATAATATAAATAATTATAATATAAGTTCAGACATGTACAATATAGTAGATATATCTGACGATGATTTTGCTAACGTAAGAAAAGAATTAAAAACTATTACTTATGATGGTACTACAGTATCTTATACAGATGCAGAACATAACTTTCCTAATGAAGCCTCATTAAAAACAGTCATTAATAGTCGTATACTTCAAATTACTAATTTTTGTAAACCATATAATCAAAACAACCCTTATTATACTGGTGTTTTAGCTTATAAAGAAGCACTAGAAGGTATAGATACTTCTTCAATATCATACCCTTATGAAAAGAGTCTTGAACAATACTGCGAAGACAACTCAATAACATATTATCATCCTTTACAAATACCTTAATCAAAGTTATAAAACTTTGTGTTCGAAAGTATAATTAAATTTAAAGCGAAAGATATTATTCTTGAAAATAAAGATCTTTACCCTACGCCAACTAAATTAAATATACCTGAGTGGTATAAAAATTTAGATCATAAAATAGGTGGTAGAACTATAAAAGGATGCATGCCTTTTTTAGATACTTTAACTAGTGGCTATACTTTAAAAATGCCTGTTGATTATTATTTAGCTCACAATACAATAGTTGACGGTCATAGAGTAGCAGGATATTTTACAGCAGATACTAATGTGTCAGAGGAGACAGCATTTCAAGCTAATATTAATACTAAAGATCGTCCTAATTATCATCCAGCTCATCAATTAGGAGAGGAGTGTCCTTATAATAAAAAAAATAAAAATTTACCTTTCCATAAAATTTTAAACCCATGGACTATAATTACTCCTCCTGGTTATTCTTGTCTTTTTTTACCTCCACTTAACAACTCAGATGATAGATTTAGTATAATATCTGGAATTGTTGATACAGATGTTTTTGAAAGTCCAGTTAATTTTCCAATTATTATAAATGGAGATAAATATCCTGTATTAGAATCTACAGTAAAAGCTGGAACTCCTTATGTTCAAGTATTTCCTTTTAAAAGAGATAACTGGAAAATGAAAATTGAAACAATAGATGATAGTTCTTTTGAAAAGAAAAGATTTAAATTAAGTACAAAAATAATACATAATTATAAACAAATATGGTGGAATAAAAAATCATGGAAATAAATAAAAAAACTTTAGACATGGCTAGAATAGAAAGTTACATTAGAACTTTTGATAATATTTTTCCTGAAAACACATTAAAAGTTTTTTTGAAACTTTGTGAAAATGATTTTATTTATGAAGATGCGGGAATTGTAAATAATGGTGAAACTATTATTGATAAAAAAATGAGAAATGTTAAACGTAAAGGTCTTCATAATGTTCACGATAAAAGTTTGACAAATACTCACTGGTGCGCACTATTATTTTCGTATTTTATGCAATGTATTCAAGTTTATACAACAGATTTTAATTTACCTTATCTTAAACCTACAGTAACTGATATACAGGTTTTAAAATATACGCCTGGAGGACATTACAAATTTCATGTAGATGATGGTCCAACTACACCTAGAACTTTAAGTTTAATATATTTTGTAAATGATAATTATAAAGGTGGAGATTTAGTTTTTAAGGCTGTTGGAACTGACAATATAATTAAAATTGAAAGAAATAAAAATCGTTTGGTTATTTGGCCAAGTAATTTTATTTACCCTCACTCTGTAACTCCAGTTGATGAAGGCACAAGATATTCGGTGGTAGCATGGGCAAAATAGGAGAAGATTTTGATTATAAAGTAATTAATAATCTTTTAAAAAAAGATGAATTAAAATTATTAAATAAACATTGTGAAATATTACATAGAACAAATATTACAAACTTTGATCCAAGTAGCGCAGTGTTAGACACTGCTATTTATGGTGACCCTGTATTTGAATCTGTAATGCTTATTAAACAAAATATTATAGAAAAAATAACTGGTTTTGATTTGTTAGGGACTTACACATATTGGAGAATGTACACAAAATATTCAGATTTAAAAAAACATAAAGATAGATCTTCGTGTGAAATAAGTGTAACAGTTAATATAGGCGGTAATAAAGAATGGCCTATTTATATGAATGATAATCCAATAAATCTTAAACCAGGAGATGCAGCTGTATATCTTGGTGCTAAAGTTCCTCACTATAGAAAAACATTTGACGGAGATTGGAACGCCCAAGTATTTTTACACTACGTAAAAAAAGATGGTTTATATAAAGACAACTATATGGATAGAAGAAACTATTGGAGTTTACCTTCTACTCATTGGCATTTAAAGGAGAATTAAAATGAAATTTATACAATATAAAGATACTGGAGCATGTGATATAGAGTTTAGTGAAGAGGAAATAAAAACCATTTCTATTAATAAAAAAATACACTTTAGTCCAGAAGCATTAAATTTATTTGGAAATGCTTTAGGAAAAATAATAATGGATTGGAATACTAACTTTACTGAAGATTTACAAAAAAAGTTAAATAATGGTTATGAAGAAAAACTAGATTTAAGCAAAGATGATAACAGTAGAGAATAATTTTTTAAATAACGATCACTTTTTTAATATGCAAAACATAATATTTAGTGATGAGTTTCCATGGTATTATCAAAAATTTAAAGTTGAAGAAGGAGATGGTAATACTCAGTTTACCCACAATTTAGTAAAAATTGTAGGTGAAAATCAAGAAAGAAAGACTAGTCCTTTCTTTTCTATTATAATGAGTCAGTTTGTTTCTGAGATTGGTGCAACTAATATAGTCAGAGCTAAATTAAATTTTACTCAAAAAACTGATCAGATAATAGAATTTAAACCACATGTAGATGATATTGAAACTGAAAATACTTTGACTAGTATTTTGTATATGAATACAAATAATGGCTATACTCAAATAGTAAATGGGAATAAAATTGACTCTATCGAAAATAGATTAATCACTTTTCCTACTAATACTCTTCATTTTGGAACTACACATACAGATGTTGACTATAGAGCGGTATTGAATATAGTTTATATTAAATAAAAATCGTGTAATATAGGCACATTATGTTGCAAAAAATAGGATTCCAACCAGGTATAAATAAACAAATTTCAGAAACTACAGCTGAAGGTCAGTGGGTAGACTGTGATAATGTTAGATTTAGGTATGGCACACCTGAAAAAATAGGTGGTTGGAAGCAATTAGGCACAGATGAATTAACAGGAGCTGCGAGAGGGCTTCATCATTTTGTAAATAGTTTAGGAAGAAAGTATGCAATTATAGGAACTAATAGAATTTTATATGCATTTTCTGGAGGTATATTTTATGACATACACCCTATTAAAACTACTACTACGCTTACAAGTGCTTTTAGTACAACTAACGGATCGCCTACAGTTACGATTACTTTTTCATCAGCTCATAATATATCGGCAGGAGATATATTATTATTAGATAACTTTTCTTCAATAACTAACTCAAACTTTAGCGCATCTGATTTTGATGATAAAAAATTTATGGTAACTAGTGTGCCATCAACAACAACTTTAACAATTACCATGGCATCCAATGAGTCTGGATCTGGTGCAACAACATCAGGTGGTATTAGAGTTCAACATTATTATCCTGTAGGACCAGCGGTGCAAGCACAAGGATTTGGTTGGGGTTTAGGTTCTTGGAATGGTATAGACGCTGGAGCGGTAACCACAACTTTAAACGGGGCTATCAATGATTCTGTAACAACTCTTACATTAACAGATGCCTCACTGTTTCCTAGCACGGGCACAAATTTTGTGATTATTGGATCTGAGGAAATATCTTATACTGGTGTTAGTGGAAACACACTTACAGGTTTAACAAGAGGTGTTGCTGGAACAACAGCTGCTTCTCACAGCGATGGTGCAACAGTTACAAACTCAACTGATTTTATAGCTTGGGGTGAGGCAGCATCAGGAGATTTAATTATAGAACCAGGGATGTGGTCAATAGATAACTTTGGTGATAAAGCAATTTGTTTAATTCACAATGGTCAAGTATTTTCATGGGACTCTAGTCTATCAAATGCAACAACTACAAGGGCAGCAATCATAACCGGTGCACCTACTGCATCAAGGCATATGATAGTATCTACTCCAGATCGTCACTTAGTATTTTTTGGAACAGAAACAACTATAGGAACACCCTCTACTCAAGATGATATGTTTATAAGATTCTCTGATCAAGAGGATATTAATACTTATACACCAACAGCAACCAATACAGCTGGCACACAAAGACTGGCCGACGGATCACGGATCATTGGAGCAATTAGAGGTAGAGATGCGATTTATGTTTGGACCGATACTTCTTTATTTACACAACGTTTTGTTGGTCAACCATTTACATTTGCTTTTGCACAAGTTGGAACTAACTGTGGTTTAGTTGGACAGAATGCATGT